GAGCGCGGGCGGGGCAAGCTGATCAAGCTGCAGCCATCCCTCCACATAGACGGATGCGCGGCCCTGCTGGATGCGATGACTGTGCGGCAGAAATGGTACGCCGAGATCGGCGAGCAGCTAAAGAACAAGGAGTAGATAACCATGGGACTTTTCGAAAAGATATTCGGCAACCGGCCAAAGCCGAGGGACGACGACTATGGCGGCGTCTTCCGACTGCTTGACTGGTATCGGCCGGCGTTTACCAGCTACTCCGGCGGGCTCTATGAGTCGGAGCTGATCCGGGCGGCGATCAATGCCAGGGCGACACATATCAGCAAGCTCAGCGTGGAGACCCAGGGCGCGGCGCGTCCGGCGCTGCAGGTCAAGCTCCGGCACGGGCCGAACGAGTTCCAGACCTGGGGGCAGTTCCTCTACCGCCTCTCGACGATCCTGGATGTGCACAACACAGCCTTTATTACTCCGGTGTTTGACGAATACGGCGAGCCATCCGGCGTCTACGCCCCACTCCCTCACCGCTGCGAGGTGGTGCAATACAACGATGTGCCGTATCTGCGCTATGAGTTCGGCTGGGGAGACAAGGCAGCTGTGGAGCTGGCGTGGTGCGGGGTGATGACCAAGTACCAGTACCGGGACGACATCTTCGGCGAGAGCAACAAAGCACTCCTGCCGACGCTCGACCTGATCCACATCCAGAATCAGGGCATCGAGGAGGGCGTAAAGAGCGCGGCGTCCTATCGCTTTATGGCGACGCTGACCAACTTCGCGAAGCCGGAGGATCTGGCCAACGAGCGGAAGCGGTTTACGGCGAAAAACCTCGCCAGGGACGCAGAGGGCGGCGGCCTCCTGCTTTTTCCGAACACCTACAAGGACGTCAAGCAGGTCGACGTCAAGCCCTGGGTGGTGGACGCGGAGCAAATGCGCCTGATCAAGGACAACGTCTACGAGTATTTCGGAGTCAACGAGGACGTCCTGACCAACAAGACATATGGCGACGCCTGGAGCGCTTTTTATGAGGGCGCGGTAGAGCCGTTCGCGATCCAGTTCTCGGACATCATGACTAAGATGCTGTTTACCTTCCGGGAGCAGAGCCAGGGCAATCTGGTGATGGCTACGTCCTCCCGGCTGCAGTACATGAGCAACGCGGACAAGCTGGCCGTCTCTGCTCAGCTGCTCGACCGGGGCATCATGAGCATCAACGACGTGAGGCAGATCTGGAACTTGCCGCCGGTGGAAGGCGGAGACACGCGCATCATACGCGGCGAATACTACGACGCCGCAGGGAGGCTGAGCGATGGAAACGAATAAGACCATTATGGATAAGCTCTTTGAGGGGCGGCAGTACCGCGACATTAACGTCTCGGCGTTTGAGCGTCGGGCGGAAGGGGACGGCGAAAAGATCGTCTCCGGCTATGCGACCACATTCAATCAGCCTTACGAGCTGTGGAGCTATGACGGTTACACGGTGCTTGAACAGATCGACCCGGCGGCCTTCGACGACTGCGACATGGCCGACGTGATCATGCAGTACAACCACGAGGGGCGCGTATTTGCCAGAACCGGCAACGGCACCCTTGAGCTCGATCCGGACGACAAGGGGCTCCACATTCGAGCCAACCTGGGCGGTACCGAGATCGGCCGGCAGCTTTTCGAGGAGATCGAGGGCGGCTATACGACAAAGATGTCATTTGGATTTAAGGTGGCCGAAGATAAGCGGGAGGTTACGGAAAAACACGAAGACGGGTCTGTCACTGTCCTGCGGACGATCACCAAAATCAAAAAACTTTACGATGTTTCCGCGGTCTCGCTTCCGGCGAACGACGCGACAAGCATATCAGCGCGGGATTACGGCGAGGGAGTCATTGCCGAGATCAGGGAGGAGATCCTCAAGCGCAAAAAACAGAAGTTAAGAATCAGACTTTTGACGGAGGTTTAAAACCATGGATTTTAAGGCAATGACTAACGAGGAGCTCGAGGCAAGACGTGCGGCGATTGCCGGAGAGCTGGACAAAGACGACGCGGATCTCGACGCCCTGGAGGCGGAGGTGCGCGGCATCAACGAGGAGCTGGAGGCCCGCAGGGCTGCAGCGACAAAGAAAGCCGACATCCGGGCGAAGGTAGCCGCAGGCGCCGGCGAGACGAAAAAGACCATCAAAGAGGAGGGCAAGGAAATGCAGCCTACTGCATCCGAGATCAGAAACAGCAAAGAATATATCAACGCATACGCCAACTATGTCAAGACCGGCGACGCGACCGAGTGCCGCACACTGCTGACCGACAATGTGAACGGCGGCGTGGTAGCCGTTCCGACCTTTGTCGGCGAGATCGTGGCCGAGGCCGTCAAGGCGTCCCCGATCCTGTCCAGAGTGAGACGGATGGAAGCCCGCGGCAACGTGAAGGTTGGCTTTGAGATCGAGGCGCCCGCAGCCGAGATGCACACCGAGGGCGGTGATCCGATTGAGGAGGAGGAACTGACGCTCGGCATCGTGACCATGGTGCCGAAGACCTGGAAAAAGTGGGTATCCATCTCCGACGAGGCCCTGGACGCCATGAGTGGCGAGGCATATCTGCGCTACATTTACGACGAAGTGACCCGCGGCATCATCAAGGCCCGCGAAAACGCCGTCGTGGCCGCGATCCTTGCAGCGCCCCAGGTGGCAACCGCGACCGCTCCCGCCGTGGCAAAGACCGGAGCTGCTGCCGGCAACATTGCCGACTTTATCAACGCCAGAGCCCTGCTGAGCTCCGCGGCGACCGACCTGGTGATCATCTGCACGCCGGCGCAGTACGCGCAGTACCGCACCCTGCAGCTGGGCGCCGCCTATGCGGTTGACCCCTTCGACGGCCTGACCGTCCTGTTTTCCGATGCGGCCACGGCTCCGATCATCGGCGACCTGTCCGGCGTCATGGAAAACTGCCCGAAGGGCGAGGACATCGAGTTCAAGTATGACGATCACACCCGCATGAAGCAGGATCTGGTGGACATCCTCGGCCGTCTGCCGTCCGCGATTGCGGTCGTCGGCAACAAGTTCTTCGCGAAGGTTGCCGCCTAATGAAGATTAAGCTGCTGCATGACGCGGCCGTGCGTTTCCCCGCGGGGACTGTCCTTGACGTCCCCGAAGGGGAAGCTAAGAAGCTGATTGCCTTTAACAATGCCGAGGAGGCAAAAACGCCGAAGAAAAAGCCGGCAAAATAGCACGGAGGGGATCACATGACGAACGCGGACAGGGCAAATCTACTCGCAGCGGCAAAGCTGGCGCTCCGGATCACGACAGACGTCTTCGACGCGGAGATCATCGACCTCGTTGACGCCGCGGTGATTGATCTCGGAATTGCCGGGGTCACGCTCGGCGCGGAGTCAGAGATTGACGCCATCGTGCGCCGGGCGGTCATGACATACTGCCGCCTCAACTTCGGCCAGCCTGACGACTACGACCGGCTCAAAGCCAGCTACGACGAGCAGAAGGCGCAGCTGGTGACGGCGACCGGTTACACGGAGTGGGGGTGAGTCGATGGACAGATCCGAGGTTATCACCCTGCTGTCCTCCGGGATCACGAAGGACGAAAACGGCGTAGAGCACGAGACGCTCACGCGCCGTGACGTTTTTTGCCAGGTCGACAGCGTGACCCGCTCCGAGTTTTTCGACGCGGGCCGCTCCGGCCTCAATCCTGAGTTTCGGTTTACGCTCTTTGCCGGGGATTACCAGGGCGAGGAGCTGGCGGAGTACAATGGCAGGACATACGCGGTCTACCGCACGTATTTCGCCCGGACAGACATACTCGAGCTCTACGTAGAACGGAAAGGCGGGGCAAATGGCAAGGGGCACTAAAACGCCGCTCGACAAGCTGGAATCCGCCATCGCCAAGATGCTGACGGAATACGGCGAGGAGATCACTGAAAACGTCCGCACGCTGGTGCCGAAGGTGGCGAAAGCCGGCGCGTCGGCCTTGCGTGACACCTCGCGCAATTCGTTCGGCGGCTCCGGGGCCTACGCAAGAGGCTGGACATCTGCGGCGGAAAACGGCCGGATGTATACGACGGCCACCATCTACAACAAAAAGCCTGGGCTCCCGCACCTATTGGAGCACGGGCATGCAAAGAGGGGCGGCGGCAGAGTGCCAGGGACGGTGCATATTGCGCCGATCGAGCAGGAGATTGCCGAAAACTTTGAGAAAGAACTGGAGGCGACGCTATGACGACGGCAGAGGTTAATCGGATGATCGAGTCGACCGGCATCCCGTCGGCCTATCATCACTTTACAAAAGCGACGGCAAAAGAGCCGCCCTTTATCTGCTTTTATTACCCCGGCGATCACGACATGATCGCCGACAATGTCAACTACGCGGCCATTAACGAGCTGATCGTGGAGCTTTACACGGACAACAAGGACTTTAACGCGGAGGCCGTCATGGAGGCGGCGTTAAGAGACGCGGGGCTGTCCTGGAGCCGTCAGGAGACCTACATCGACGCCGAAAAAATGTATATGGTCGCATACAGTACGGAGGTACTCATAAATGAAGGTTAAATTTGGCCTCAAAAATGTGTATTATGCCAAAGC